AAGGCGGTAGTCTTATGAAAGTGAAAGTAAAGGTGTATGACGGCGTTAAATACTGGGACGGCACACAGAAAGTAGCAGAGGTCAATTACGACATTCAGGGCTACGAAGTAAAGCAGATTCCAGATGAAGAAATAGCAGCTATGGGATTTGATACAGTAGACGAGTTCGAGGAGTACCTGATACTCACATTAAAGAGCGGAGAAACATCTACATTCTGCAATTCCCATGTAGATTTATTCAAATTATAGGAGGTATGAGCCATGTTTACACTTCAAGGAATGAGAGGAAATGTAGAACTGATAACTGAGAAAATTAGACAAGAGGCAATCGAGGAAATTCTGGAGAAATTCAAAGAGGCAGACAGGAAATATTATCATACAGGCGAAGATTTCGAGACAGTAAGAGATTTATACAAGGAACTGGAACGGCTGGGAGCCGACATTGAAACAGTGATAGACATTGACCTGCATATCAGAGATGAAGTATTCGGGCTGTCGCCGGTCAAAGCTATGTACCATTCGACAATGAATATGGATGACGGATATATAAACCACATAGCAATCATTCAAGAAGCGAACGGATTTCATAACCATTTCCTTTATGACGAGGACAAGGGCAAGGGTGCCGCTGGTACCGGTCCATTTACAACACTGGAGGAAGCAAGACAAGATGTGATTGCACATTATCCAGACGCAGTAGAACAGGAGGTAGCAGAATGAATTACAGATATTACAGCACACAGAGACCGATTATGCCGGGAAGTTACCCGAAGCCGGAGGGTAACGGAATAGTGACGGTATACAACTTCGACAATAAAACTTATGCAGAGGAAATTCAGAGAGAGGCGTGGGGTTATATTGAGTACGCAAGACCGTTAGGACATTTCGATATTGTGAATTATGAGCTGATAGCAGCCAAGACAAAGACCCTGCACCTGAAATATCTGGGGTGTGATAGCTGGGGCAGATATGTGTATGAGGACGAAAACGGAAAGTTATGGAAGAATACAGATTGTTGCAGTCCGAGGGAATGTTGCGAAGAAAGAGGTGACACATTAAATTCAGCCGCAGGGAACGATTTTGACGGAGAGCCAGACTGCTTCATGTCAGCACACATAGCAGTTGAATATATTGGAGAGGAGGAACAGGAGTGACAAGGGAAGAATACAGTGCATTTATCGCAAAGGTAGCACCGGAAAACGCAAGATACATCATGTGTTGTGAGGAAATCACAGGTGGGTTCGAGAGAGCGGAGCGGTACCGCAAAGATGGGAAGCCGGAACTTGCAGACATGGTAGAGCAGAGAGCCATTGAGAGAATCACAATTTTTAATAGAACTGCATTAACGCCAGCCACCGTAAAGGTTGGCGACGGTGTAACAATCAACCTCTGGAGCGACAGACACGCCGCAACGGTTATTAAAGTAACTGCAAAGACTGTAACGGTCCGCAGGGATAAAGCTACACTGAATCCTGATTTCAAACCTGAATTTATTCCGGGAGGATTTGCTGCACACTGCACGAATCAGAGCGAGCAGAGCTACACATACGAACCAGACGAAAAAGGAGAGGTACGAACATTTCACTGGTCGGATAAGTTCCAGAGATACGGACAGCCCGGAAATTTGACATTAAGCAAAGGCAGACATGAGTTCTACGATTACAATTTTTAGGAGGTGCGACATGGCAAAAAGATTGACAGAGGAACGGATTGAGAAAATGGCGGTTGAAATCAGAGCGTTCCTGCTGGAGCATGGAATCTGGCAGGATACGGACATTTATTTTAACGGCAAGAGATTCACAACCAGAGACGCGGAGACGAAGAAATATTATTACAACGACCCGGAGAAGCTGTTCGTTGAGAATAACCAGAATCCGAGAGATTATTTTGAGTATGTGGCAGACGACCACATTTTGAGTATGAGCTTCGAGGGACCGGTGTATCACATGATAAACGGCTACGCATTGGGCGGTCTGGTACGGCGATTCAATAAGATTTTTGAAAAGTACGGCGTTTACTATGAGCAGGGCGACGCATGGAATCTGACCTGCTATTACGCATAAGGAGGCAAGCATGGATGAGATAAGCAAAGTTCTGGACGAGGTTTTTAATGGCGATATACAGGAACCGGAAAGAGAAAATGTTACAACAGACGAATTGAGAGCTGCATATTGCAAAGCCGCAGAGCTGAAAGGACCAACCACAGGAATGACCTGTTTAGGCGTTTTGTTTGAACCATTTCACGATATTACAATCTGGAGAGATGAAAACGGTGGATTCTGGTACAGCAGCTATTATGTAGGAGATTAGGAGGAAAATGATATGAAGATTAAAAGAGATTTAGGACATCTGGAGGGACATTGGCTGGTAGGAGTTTACGAGCTGGAGGACGGAAGATGTATCTGCGTAGACAGAGGCACCAGCAATGGAGAGACAATGACGGCATGGTGGAAAGATTCTGACGAGCCAGAATTTGAGGTAAAAGAGATTTTAGAGCCATGCTCATTTGATGATGACGGAGAGCCGTTACAGTATGATTTGATTGGATTCGAGGAGGTGTACTGATGAATATTAAGATAGAGCCAAGAAAGATGACTGACAGAGGTGGTTATCTGATGTTGCCACTGGTTAAAAATATCCCATATCCAGCGAATGACACATGGAAAAAGAGTACCTGTCCGAAATGCGGTGCCGAGTGCTGGGATAGACAGTTGCCACCCGGATTCACAGAGGATATGTTTTCAGGGAAAATGTGTACTGAATGTGCGTTACGCATGACGGTACAAGGAAAGGCAGAAATGACAACAGCCAGAGCAAAGACACTGATTGCAAACATGGCAGAGGTCATCAGAGAAGCCAGACAGGATATTTACAATCAGGAGTTCGCAGAGTTCCTGATGAAAGAAACCGGAATCACAGCAGAGGAGCTGGCAGAGTGCGGAATCATGGGAGAGGAGGTAAATTCTGATGATTAAGGTTGAAGAAACACTGAAAGCCCTGATTGATGAATCAGGCAAGACGCACACACAGATAGCGTCAGAACTTGGAATGAGCAGACAGTCATTAAGTCAGTATATCACACGCAAGCCAGAGGAAATCAGGCTAAATATTCTGCAAGCAGTTCTTGATAAGCTGGGATATGAACTAACGCTGAAAAAGAAGTAAATGTTGCCGCATTTATATTTTTTTACCCTTAAAACGCCGAAAAGTGCAATAAAGTTATTGACAAACGCCGATTAGTGCGTTATAATTATAACATAATAAAGGAACACAAAAATATAACTCACAAGGAGGAGCGGCGATATGACAAGAGCAGAGGCGAAAGCAAAGGAAATGGGCGTATCAATGAATGAGGTTTACGACTTCATCAAAAATCACAAAGAAGCCAAAAAGGATTGCAACGATTTACTGGCAAGCGGAATGGATTTTGACGAGGCAAGCGTACTGGCTTACAGTTCGTGGAGGTAATCGTATGGAGAGAGCAAAAGCACTGGTTCAGAAGTTATCATTTGATGAATGTATCGAGGTTTTCAACCAGTTACCGTCAGGAAGCCCGATTATGGATTTACTGTTTGACAGAATGGAATCGCTGGATATGAAGCGGTTCGAGGAATTTTTAGGATAAGGAGTTGAGAGTATGAGAGTACACGCTGGAGATACGATTAAGGTTGAGGACATTGGAACTCTGGGAACGGTCAAAAGGACCGACGGCAAAGGAAATGTGCTGGCAGAGTTTCAGTTCCCGGAGGGAGCGGTTGAGGCAGTTATACCGGTTATGATAATCGCTCATGTAGTAAAGGGGTGCAGCAATGTACCGGCTTGAATTTGAACAGGCGGTAGGACACATGGTAACAGATGAAGAATACCGCAAAGCGGAGCTGGTGCTTATGAATACGAAAGCAATCATAGGCACACAGCAAATCGCCTATATCTACGAGGTATGGGGAACGGAAGCAATCGACATTCTGTACTCACTGGTGGAGGAAAGAGGAAAGTTGATTGAATCTCTGGGAGAAGCCAGAAAAGAAAATAGCGACCTCTGGAAAGAGAACCGGACGCTTAGAGAGTTCCGGGACACAATCATCAGGGAAGCACAGAGAAAAGAACCAAAGCTGCTACCACTGGAGGGCAACCAGTGAGAAAGCATAGATATTCAAATCACAGGAGGAATCACAATGGAAAGACTGTTTTTCACAATCAACGAGCTTACAGCAAGAGCCGCAAAAGAAGCTAATTCAATGAGCGGATATGTAGCCGGAAGTGCTACATCAGAGTACCAGAACATGGTAAACAGAGTTTATGACACAGTAGAGAAAATCAAGGAGAAGAAACCGAACCTTGCAGAAAAAGCACAGCACATGGCAGAGAGATACAGCCGCAAGCTGGCAGAGTATTTCAATGCCTATTACAGAAACGAAGCAAGCTGTCCGTCAATCCTGATTTCCGGAGCCGGTAATTTTCCGGTAAGAAAAAAGGAAAAGCAGAACAGCCGCAGAGAAACCCTGATGAACGATTGGAAGTATCTGGAGAACTACGCCACAAAGATAGAACATCTGCTGACAATGGAACAGCCGATTTTATCCGGGGACGCACAGGCAATCGAACTTCTGGAAGAAAAGCTGGAGAGCCTGAAAGAAAATCAGGAAATGATGAAAGCGGTCAATAAGGCGGTAAAGCTGAAAGATACAGCCAAAGGCGACGAGCAGTTAAAGGATATGGGCTACTCTGACGACCAGATTAAGAATTTCAGGGAACCGGATTTCTGCGGAAGAATCGGCTATCCGTCATACGCACTCCAGAACAACAACGCCAATATCAAGAGGATTGAGAGCCGCTTAAACAGTTTGAGAGCCGCAAAGGAAAAGGGCAATCAGGAAGCAGAAAACAAGTTCTGCAAGGTGGTAGAGAATGCGGACATCATGCGTTTGCAACTTTTCTTTGAGGGCAAGCCGGAGGATAAGGTCAGAGATATTCTGAAAGGTAACGGATTCAAGTGGTCGCCGAAAAACGGCTGCTGGCAGAGACAGCTTACAGCAAATGCCAAGTACGCATTAAGCAGAGTTATCAAAGAACTGGAAAAGCTGGAGGAAACAGCATAGGAGGTATCAGTCATGGCAGAGCTTTTGACAAGGCAAATTGTATATGAGTACCAGAAGCGGTTGAAAGCCCTGCCAGATTATGGCAATCAGGACATCAGGGAGCGGCGAGAGCTACGGATTGAATTACAGAATCGGTGCGGAATAACAGAGCTGCAAGCCCTGAATGTTCTGAATGGACACCATGTACCAGACATTATCACAATTTGCGAAAGGAAGCGTTGGGAAGATGAATTTAACGACAAATACGGAAATCAAGACAATCAAGGGCTGGGAAAAGTACGCAGACGAGCATAGCAGAGAAAATACAGACTGGGGAGCATACTGCAAGCCGGGCGATATTGTAGGCGAAGATGTCTACGATTATTTTCTGAATATTCTACCGCCGAGGACACTCACACAGTCGTTGTTGCAGGTAGGCGAACCGCACAGCCACATGATGAATCAGAAAACAGGGAAGTATCAGGCGACATACGCCACATTTGAAACAGTAGGCAAAAATGACGGAGCTATGTTCTACCGGTATTGCGGCAACTGCTTTGCTGGAGAAACAGAGAACATCACGCAGTAGGTACTCCGGTGGTATAAAGCCGCCGGACCTAAATATATCACAATCAAATTTCAGGAGGAAAACAAAATGAGCAAACTCAAAATCAAAACAAGAGGTATCAGCATGGAGGTTGTCGGTAAAGATGACCTTATCCAGAGAGAGCGTGAGGCGTTCCTTGAATACGCCGAGAACCACAAAGGAATCCAGATAGGAGTAACAGCTATTCCGGTAGAGAGATTAAGACCGTTCCCGGAACACATGAATTGCAAGTGCAGTTGCGACAGCGAGGAACCGGCAACAGAAGCAGAGGACAAGCAGGAGGGCAGCATTGACTTTATCAGAACTGTAAAACAGCACCGCAAGATGAACTGGGAGGAACTGGCAGAGAAGATTAAGAAAGGCATTATCCCGGTAGAAGTTGGAGCAGCCGTTTCCTGCGAGCTTACAGACGGCACGCCGGCAGAGTTTGTGGTAACAGATGTGACGGACCAGTATGTGAGATTTGAAACCAGAAACTTTATCGGTGGAGAAGTTGAATGGAACGAACAGGACACCAACAAGGGCGGTTATCCTGATTCTGACATCAGAGGTTACATTGATTCTACAATCTGGGGATTGCTGCCGGAGGACTTACAGGCAGTTATCAGTGATGTAGACAGAGAGTGGAAAGACAAAGACGGCAACTGCGGTACATACACAACAAAACTGTTCTTACCGGCTGCGTCAGAGGTATTCGACGAGGATAGCTGCTACGGAGATAAGGGACTGTATAAGCAGCTTGATTATTACAAGGACGCAAGAAACAGAATCAGAGTGGACGAGGACGGAGATACAAGAGTGTATTGGTTGGCTTCTGTCAGGGGCGGCCATTCGGCGTCTGCGTGCTCTGTGGGCAGCGGTGGGCGTGCCAACGGCTGGTATGCGTCTAATTCGGCTCGTGTGCCGGTCTGCTTCCAGATTTCCAAAATCTCATAATCAGACAATCAGCGGCTTTATGCCGCTACAACCGCAAGGCTCCGTATAAAAGCGGAGCTTTGCATTTATCAGGAGGCGAAAATGAAAGGACAGATGAATTTATTCCCGGAGGAATATATAAAAGATTCTGATTGCACGAAAGATACTCCGGTCGTTCATGGAAAACCGGACACTCCTATTTATGGAATGGGTGCAAGAATCAAGCCAAGAGTTCCGGGACGACAAGACACCGAGCATTTCAAGAGCATATACCTTGACAGTTTACTACCTCTGGAAGAATACGACCTCATAGCAATACTGTTATCTGGAGGAAAGGACAGCATAGCTTGCTACTACAAATTGCTGGAGATGGGAGTTCCTAAAGAGCGGATAGAGTTCTGGCACCATGATATAGATGGAGGACACCCAAGCCGAAGAATGGACTGGCGGTGTACCCAGAATTATGTGAAAGCATTTGCGGAGGCTGAAAATGTACCGCTCCGGTTATCATGGAGAGTAAACGGATTTTTCGGGGAGTTGTACCGGATAGGAACCAGCGAACCGGTTGAATGGTGCGAGCCGGACACTGGCGAAATCATACAATGCAAGCCGTCCAAGAAATATCTGGAGTGCAAAGCGATAAAGGAAAGCTCCATAGACGACATGGAGGAGAAACTGAAAGAGTACGGTTGTAGACAGAAGTTTCCGGCAAAGACAGCGGACTTGCGTACAAGGTGGTGTAGTGCATACCTGAAAATAATGGTTGCGGATAGCGTCATGGCAAACATGGATTCGCTGAATAAACTGGAAGAAATCGGAGGCAAGCGTCACAAGTTCCCTGCAAAGGGCGGAACACATCAGGGACGCTGGTGTAGTGGAAACCTAAAAGCAGCTGTTCAGGATAGTGTGACAGCAAACCTTGAAAAGACGAGACAAGGCGTAAGGATACTGGTTGTGTCTGGAGAACGCAGGGGCGAATCTTCCGGCAGGTCAAAATATAATGAGATTGAGATACACAGAACCAATGCTGAAAAGAAACTGAAACGGACAGTCCACCAGTGGCGACCAGTAATAGACTATTCGGAGAAAGATGTCTGGGAGGTTTTGAAGCGGCACAAGGTAAATCCACACCCATGTTATAGAGCCGGCTGGAATCGGTGTAGTTGTGCTATGTGCATTTTCTCAACACCAAAGCTGTTTGCTGGAATTAGGGAATTATACCCAGAGGATTTTGAAGCACTGCGAAATGATGAAAATGTTTTGGGGTTCACGCTTGATAACAAATGTAATCTTGATGAATTTGTCGGAGATACGGAATCCTGCGTATATCATGGCGACAAAGAGGCTATCAGGAGCCTTATCACAGGAGAGTTCACAACAGATGATATTTATGTAAAAGGGGACTGGCTATACCCAGCCGGAGCGTTTCATGGGGCAGAGGGCGGTCCATGCTAAAGGAGGAATCAGAATGATTATAGTATCACAGAACAAAGAGAGGGTGTTGTGGTTCGGTAGAGCTTTTAATGCACTGGAGTATAACGAGGACATCAGCAAGAAAGGCAAGCAGGAAACCGTCAGACACACAATCTGCATTTCCGACGGCTGCCTTGAAGAAATCGCAGAGTATGACAGCAAGGAAAGGTGTCTGGCGGTCTTGAAAGATTTCTGCGGAGCATACGAGGAAGAATGTTACACAAATGAATTTTTCGATCAGTCGGCACAAGCACAAAGACCGGCGACATACAGAAAGAATATCGTGTATCAATTCCCGGAGAAGTAGGAGGCGACTATGGCAAGAAAAGTAAAATGCAAAAACACAGAATGTAAACACCACTGCAAGAATGATTACTGCGACACTACGGTAAATATCAACTCTGGTGGCAGGTGCGAATCATTTGAGAAGAATATCGTTTACTATTTTCATCTGGTATGGGAGGCACTGGCAGACAAGAATTTTATAGACATGGTGGAGATAATAAGAAATCCTGAAATTAAGATTGGACTGTTTTATGTCATGGAGTGCTTCAATTTGGGATTTGCTGAAATGGAGTGGGGAACCTGCCGTATGGTAATGCTGAAAGACGGAAAGGACGGCAAGCCCCTTAATTATGAGGAGATAACCAGTCGTGAAATTGATACAGACAAACTGCGAAAACACATGGAAAATCTCAACAATGGAATCTTGCCGGGAACCGATAAGAAACCTAAAGAAGTTGAAGAAAAGGAGTTCGGCTGGCTATCTCCAACCGGAGAATTTACAGAAAGTCCGTTCGGAGAGCATGAAGAATCAGCAGAGGAAATCTGCGAGAAGAAAGGCTTTGAAACAGAATACAGAGCATGGAGAAAAGAAAATCTGGGTACAGGAGAAATGAGATTGTATCGTGATTTTCTGGCACAGGTAAAAGGCTATTGCCTGATACACAATCCGTCTGGAACCGGCGGCTATATTGTCACAAACATAAAAGAGCTAACAAAGAAGCAGAGAGAATTTCTGTTTGATTATTTCATGGATATGGGCGATAGATTCAAAGCAGAACAGTTCTGGGAGGAATAGGAGCGACGCATGAGAAAAATCAGGAAACGGCTGAAAGCATATTATTACAAGCACTGGAATTGTTTGCCATGGTTTATATGTGGACTTATGATTTTAATACGAGGGAATATAAGCAGATTCAACTATGGTTCAATGTGGATTGCACTGCTGATAATGATGTGGTTTTTCTGCCCGACAGACGATATAAATAAATTATCTGGCAAACAGGATAAAGGAGATGATGAAGATGCTGGTACTGCCGATTAAGAAAAAATGGTATGACATGATTTTGTCTGGAGAAAAGACGGAAGAATACCGGGAAATAAAACCGTACTACGATTCAAGGTTTGAAAGTGTGTTCGGGTGCCAGTGGCTATTTCGAGGCATAGACGGAGTAGGCGACACAACACCGCCTGAAAAGGAAATTATATTCAGGAACGGATATTCCAGAAGCTCCAGACAGGCGAAAGCAACATGCACACTTACAAAAGGAACCGGCAACCCGGAATGGGGAGCAGAGCCCGGTGTTAAATATTATGTGCTGCACATCAAGAAAATACAGGAGGCGTGACTATGGGAAAAACAAGAAGCTGCCGCAGCAGAAAGTGAGGAGATATGGAAAGATATTTATTCAAAGCAAAAGATTGCAACTCTATATGGCGTACCGGATTACTTATAGCACTACAAGGAGATAGATGTGCAATAGAGGAAAAAGACAGAAGTAAATGGGCGTGCGATTCTAAGACTCTCTGCCAATGCACAGGCTTAAAGGACAAGAATGGCAAGCTGATTTGGGAGAACGATATTGTAAAAATAGGCGGTTTTATTTCGACTGTAAATGGCGAATACAAGGTGTTTTTTGACACTACAAATCATTGCTGGGCATTAAGCAGAAACATTTGTTATCACGACAGTTATTTTACATTTTCTGATTTGAATGGATTTTCGGAAGATTGTGAAGTTATCGGCAACGAATTAGACAATTCAGAATTACAGGAGGAAGAAAAATGCCTAAGACATATACAGTGACGGAATATGATAAGGACGATATAGAAGCTCTTGACAGTATGAGTAAATCAGATGTTATAGAAACTCTGGAACACATAAAAAGAGGTTGGCTTCCGCAGGACTATGTGTGTTCCCCGAGAGATTATGAAACATATAACGAAAGTCAGTACGATACCACTAAGCTGCACATTGCAATGAGAAAAGCTATTACCATGCTGGAGAATATCAAAGACGAGGAGGACTAAGCTATGGGAAAAACGAGAAGCTGCCGCAGGACAGAGGACGAGAACAAAATACATGATAAAGCTGTCAAAATGCGAAAGATGACAGACGAGCAACTGGTACACTATGTCGAGGACAGAGTGGAGAAAGCCAGAAGTGAGGGCTTTAATCAGGGAAAGAAAGCAGCTCCAGCAATCGACACAGACAAGATTCTGGAGAAAATCGGAACGATTAAAGGAATCGGAGCTGTCAAGTTACAGGAAATCAAAGGTATTTTAGAACAGTGCAAATAGTTCTAATGACCTATGATGTAACGATTGTTAATCTTGACAGCCTATGGTAAAATGATAAATATGCTTATAAAAGAAAGATATTAAAGCGAACC